TTTCTTACGCTCAATCTTAATTACAGCATCAGCTGGGACTACACCCTTTGCAGATGCTACTGCATATCTTAGTTCTTCTTCTAATTCTTTCTCTATTTCTCTAATCTCATCTTCAGAGTCTATAGAAATTTCACCTTTATTTGCCATATACTATTATTATACCATAAAATTAAATTAGTTATCCCTTCATTCCTAGAATTCTTACAAAGTTTTCTTTTACCAGTATATATATACTATTAGTTTTCTTCTTTGGGGCTCATTCTAGGTATTATTATACCAGATAAAAGCTAAGTAATTCTGCATAGTGCCGAAAATAGTTGGTTATGCAGGTACTACATTGAAAAAATAATAATTTTACATGGAGGTCCCTTTGCCCGATGGAGAAATTTTCTCAGAAGGGTGGGTACCCCTCGCACTTTCCATGCTTTCCGCCCACGCATATACATGGATTATGGGATAGGATGGACTCTCTGGGATGGATGACATAGGCTGGACCAGATAGGATGGATTCTTGGACCCATTATGGGATAGGCTGGGATAGGCTGGGATGGGATGGGATGGAAAAAAGCAGAGGGGATGAATTCGTGGTTTTCATATATTCCTTGGCATAATATCCCAGCCTCTCAAAGTTTTATTATCGAAAGTTGTTGACATATGGAATACATGCTGTCATACTACGGGTACTGGAATTGACCAGCACTTGCCAAGGAGGCACACAAAATGGAAACAAACAAGAGACAATACCTAGAGTATATAAGCATTGAGAATAACAACGGGGACAACTTAAGACTGATACCGTATGCTAAGTTCAATGAGGCCAAACATTATGAAGAGCAGAACTATTCCGCACTTATAGTTGACGGCAATGAGGCGAAAGCATTAGCAGAAATTAAAGCCCAGTTCAAGATTGACCGTAAAGAATGGGTCCAGAATGCATTCGGATATTTAGATTAATAACATAAGGAAATAAAATGAAAACAATGATAAACGATACAATAGTAACACTTGAGATGATGTCATTTGAGGACCATACACATGACCATTTATTACAACCTACGGTATTAAACAAGTTAATGGATACCAAGCCTGCCAAGCCATTTAAAGTGGCTTATATAGCCCTTAGGTCAAACGAGAGGAATATGCCAGTTAGAGATAGACTTACATGCCTTGTTAATGTGTATATGACCGAGGACTACAGGCCCAAACTATCCTTTAATATCGTTGAGCAAGAAGAGCATGATGAGTATGATGAGATGTCATGTGGTGGTTTTACTGATGATAGTATTAGTGAAATACTAGATGACCTAGCTGATGGCATACTATACGGTGAGCATAACTGGGAGCGTAACCTATACCCAAATTAAGCCTTAAACCTGCTTATCCTACTAAGCCCCTACCAAGGGGCTTTCTAGGTGAAAAAAGGGCAAGTTTGGACCCCTCAAGAGCCAAGCGAAATATAAGGATATAATTATGACACAAAAAGAACTAGAACAAGCCTTGACAAGGCTAGCAGAAATTGAGCCCACTGGAGTAGTAGCTGGGCTCATTTATGAGAGTGAGGCAGAGGATACATACTGTGAGCACTGTGGCCAGCCTACTGGCTACGGTAAAGGCTTAGAGCCTAGCAGATATGATACGCTGGTATGCTCTACAGAGTGTGCTAGAGAACTTTTCCCTAATGACTATAACTGGAGCAAACAATGAAGAATATAACACTTAAAAATATTGGCGGCTGGGACCAGTTAATTTTGGCTGGCAAGTATTATGAAGAAAAGATAATTGAAAATGGCGAGGGACCAAGCGAGGTTCTAGTAAAGGTTGATTATAGGACCGGAAGCTGGCACAAGCCTACAACTTATTATTACAAAACTTCCGAGGGCTGGGCCTATGGCATTATGAAATTTGAGGAATACTGGGTCATTGGTGAACTTGGCTTTAATGATGAGCATGAGACCTGCGAAATGGAATCAGAGTTCGGCTCTGTTGATGTCCCTAGTGGCGAATGCTGGAACTTTCTTTATACTGGGCATATGTACTCATACCCTCATAAAGCAAGGACCCTTGCAGATGTGCTAGAGCTTTTAGGTGCTGTTGATGAAGAGACTGGCGAGCTTATGCCATTTTCAACAACTACCGCCTACAATAGAAAAATCCATGAAAAGGCAATGAATAACTGGGACTCTGTTTTGAGGCATAGAAATCATGGAAGAATTGAGCAAAGAGAAGAGGAATACCTACAGAGAAGCGGTAATATTTACTAGGCCCTAGGCCTGCCCTACCAAGCCCCTTAATTGGGGCTTTTTAGGTAATACAACTATGAGGATATAAAATGGCAACATTAAATGAAAACGGTACATTAAATAAAGATAAAGAAATTAAAGAGATTATTGATTTTTTTCTAGAAGACCCTAACGATTATGACTTGCGTTATGAATGGTCATTGAGACATATGATTAAACACAATATATGGCCGACTGAAATTTATGATTACATAGATGAAAAAATTTTCTGGAATGATAGACTACCAGCTGATGAGTATGAGGACTTAAGTCGCTATGACGCCATTATGAATGTTTATTTTTCTAATAGGCTGGCATTGAGGCATGAGTCACATTACAAACATTCCAGAGGTTAATTATGTATAAAAAAGATAATAAAATAATCGCAGATTTTTTACTGGCCAGCCCAGATAATTTAGTTCGTGGTTTTACATTTGTATTACTATCTATTCAACAACCCACCCAAGGCCTAGCAGATAAAATGTATGAGGTAGACCAGCAGGGCCCAGAATGTAGGCATTTAAATTATGGCTTAAAGCGTGCAGGCTTTGAGTATGTAGAAGCTCATAAACAAGCCATATTTGAGAGATTAACTGAATATGTAGCCTTAGGCCTTAATGATGTAGAAAATATCTCAAAAGCCCTGCTCTATGTTTACGATACACCAAACCTAGGAATGGTAAAAAGTGCATTTGTATTACAGCTACTAGGCTTTAATGTTTCCTGTATTGATAGTCATAACCTTAAACGCCTAGGCTGGAAACAATCTCAAGTAGCATTACCCAAGACCTTAAAGCATGAGTCCAAAATGCGAAAGATTAGAGCCTATGTATCCCAGACTCAACAAAAAGGGACCGCTTACTGGTGGGATAGCTGGTGCCATTATGTAGCAGGAAACATAGCCAATAAGAAATTGATTACAGGCCAGCAGGTTAGTAATTATCACATTGAGGCCATTTTACCCAAGGCCTAGGCATTACCCTACTAATAAAAGTCCCTAGAATCGAAGATTTCGAGCCCAGTTATCCAAGCTGGGCCATGATTTTCAATTATTTTCCATTTATTTTCATTTTTTGGGTTGACAATATTTATATAGTCGTGGTAAAATTCTTACCAGAAATTAAATAATAATACCAAGGAGGTAAAAATGTCGTTTAGAAAAATATTTACAGAAAATTTAGTAATTGAGGGATGGAGCAATTGTTGTGATTCCCCAATATATACGCCCAATACAGATGGGATAGGGCTTTGCTCACATTGTGGTGAGTGGGCTGAAATTGTACAAATTGAGGAGGATGATTCCGATGAATGATACTATAACAAAAGCAATTGAAAATGCAGAAGAAAGGGTCTATGCTAAATACAGACCAGTGATTGATTTAGTATATAAATTATATTGTGTACCCTCTCAATCAGATGAGACTATGGGACAAATATTAGTTAAACTGAAAGAAATTGGGCATGTGAATACAAGTGATATAGAAAATAATATTTTATTAAGGAGGTTAGATAATGAGTAAAGAAAAGACTGTAAAAATTATGGGTTATTTTGACAAGGAAGTTGAGAAAACCAAGGAACAATATATAAATATATGGATTGAGAATGCCTCTCTATCCAGACTGTGTATTTGTGATGGAGGTGAGGCCTTTGACCATACCTATGAGAAAGTAAATTTTCTTAGGGATGAGATAAAGAAACTTGCCGAGTTTAACTGGGATTATATGTACAAGGAGCAACATGGATAATTATACTAAAATGAATAGAGAAATCAATGACTTAGCCAAGAAACTATCTAAGATAGATAATACAGAGGCTAGAGAAAAGCTAACTTTTTTTGGACCAAAGAAAAGAGGTAGTAACCTTTCCGCTAGTGCTAGGGAAAATATTTGGCTTAGAAGTGGAGGATTCTAGTGGCTAGAAATATTCATAGAAAATATACCCTTGCTGATGGGTCTATTGTAACCATTGACCAGATTATGAAAGCCACAGGGCTTAGTTTTGTGGGTGCTTATAGTAGACTTAGGCGTTCAGCCCAGCCAGAATATATTTTTGCTAAAATGGGTAATGGAGGAAAACCTCTTGAAACCCATATTAAGACTTGGAAGAATGAGCCAGACGAGATTATTGCAGGAATTCAGCACAAAGCAAGTTGGATGGATGGTACACTAATAACTCATGCTGGCCAGCCTTTAGATAGGCATGGTCTTGTGATGTCTAACAGGGACTTAAGGTCTCTGGCAGACTACAGGAAAGAAATGCGTCAGAAATGGCGTAAAGAAAATAATATACTAAATATGGAGGTAGAAGAATGAATGGATTTGGATGGTTAGGTAAACTTGAGCAGGAAATTATAAGAAAAAATAAAGTAAAGAAAGCCCTGCATAAAGAAATAATGGATAAAATAGAACAACTTAGGGCCCTTGAAGTTGATTTGAAAGAGACAGTTGATAAGGCCCTGTCAACAGGTCAGCCCAGTAGAGAGGATGTTGAATGGGATTTGCTGGATAAACGATTGAATGGAGGAAAATGATGGATGCAATGCAAACACTTAGAGAAATAGGAATGAATGTTTATGATGGCTCAGATATTGAGTTCTTTATGAAATATGGTATAACATTACATATGTTAATGGGCCAAGAGGCTATACCAGAAGAAACACTTAAGAAAATAAAGGAGGATTTTAATGAAAAGATATGATATTAATGGTATACCTTATACCTATGAAAATAAGGATGAACTGTCCTTTGGCACAGACTTTGAAGATAGTTGGGGCAGAGCTATGGCATACGCCCACCATGTAATGACTACGCCAGAGTTTGAGCAAGATATGAAAGAATGGTTAGATAAAAAGGATTAATTTTAATTGCATAACATAAAATAGTTGGTACAATATATCTATGTATGGTTGCTATGAAGTTGTTAAGTATATATATACTACTAGTAATTCATACATAGATATTCTTAGTATTTCTAAGAGTGCATTAAGTTTTTACTTCCATTTTTCTTAATGCACTTTTAGTAGTATTAAGCTACTAGGTGGCCCAGCCTTTGGGTAGAATGTTAACTATAAAGGAGTTAAATATGAGTGAGATGTTACCACTAACAGGTGAAGTTGTTTTTAATAAGCTAATTACACCAGATGTCTTTATGGGTACAAGTAAGTACACACTTACAATTGCCTTAGATAAGGATGGTAAGAAACTAGCAGAGAAGAACGGTCTTAAGACTAATGATTATGAGGGTAAGACACAGATTACTTCTAAGCGTAAGATAGACTTTGGCCAGCCTAAGGTTTATAATGCTGACAAGGAGGAAGTTGATGCCTCTCATGTATCTTTATTTGGTGATAAGGTTACAATGCTAGTCAAGAAAGGTAAAGCACCTTATGATGCTTACACATACCTAGAGAGAATCCGAGTGGATGAAAAGGCTGAGGGTGTGGAGGAGTATGACCAAAGTGAGTTCTAACTGGTCATAAAGTCATGGGCTACTATCATGGTAGCCCTTTTAATTTAAAGTAAGGGAGCAAAATGGATAATAAATTAATCCGAAAGGAGCAGTGCCCAGACTGTGCAAAGATGGGAAAAGATACAAAAGGTGATAACCTTGCTGTCTATGATGATGGCCAAACTCATTGCTATGCTTGTGGCACACATAGTCATATAACGCATACTAAAAAACCAATGCAAATAAAAGACTCTAGCTGGATGAAACACTACAGAGGGGATTACTATTCTCTTCCAGATAGAAAGCTAAGGGCCGAGACCTTAGAGAAGTATAAGGTAAAGTGTGAGAAGAATAGCAAGGGTGATATTATTAAACATCATTATCCTTATCACAATCAAAGAGGTGATATGGTGGGTATTAAGACTAGGACCGTAGAGAATAAAGCATTCCGAGGATGGGGCGATACTAGTAATACTAATATGTTATTTGGTCAGAACTTATTTAAGGCGGGAGGAAAATTTCTTACCATTGTAGAGGGTGAATTGGATTGTTGCTCGGCCTATGAAATGTTTGGTAGTAGATGGCCTGTTGTTTCTATTAACAATGGTGCCAACTCTGTATCAAATATAAAAAATAATTTAGAGTGGATAGATTCTTTTGAGACTGTGGTTATATGCTTTGATGATGATGAGGCAGGCAGAGATTCAGCTAAACAGGTGGCACCTATACTCGGTCCAAACAAATGCAAGGTGTTAACATTAGCCAAACATAAGGATGCAAGTGATTACTTAGCCAATGGGGATAGTAAAGCATTCTATGATGAATGGTGGAATGACGCTAAGGAATATACAGTCAGTGGTGTAGCTACTATCGAAGAGATGAGAGAGGCGTTACTGGATTATAAGAATACAGAATTAGTACCACTTCCAGATTCATTCGGCAACCTAAATGAGATGATGCGTGGAGGTATAGCTAAAGGTGAGTTAGTATCTATTGTTGCACATACTAGTATTGGTAAAACTACTATACTTAATGAATTAATTTACCACTTTGCCACAAAAACCAATGAAAGGATTGGATGTTTCATGGTAGAGGATAATATAGATGAGACAATAAGAAAGGTAGTTAGTGTACACACAGCAGAGAACTTACAACTTGTCAAGCCAACAGAATTAAATGTGGATGTCATCATGGAGTCTGCTATAGATATTGGATTCGGCTCAAAGATACAGCTACATAATGATGGTGGTGGTAGTATTGATATTGATGAAATGTTTTCTAAGATAAGATACTTTGTAAAGGGATTAAATTGCGGTATTATATTAGTGGACCCATTGCATACTGCAATCAAGAATTTAAGCAACGAGAATATCGAAGAGGTTATGGATAGATTTATTAAGCTATGCAAAGAGACTAAATGTGCAGTCATACTTAGTACGCATACAAGAAAGCCAGATGATGGCTCTCATCCTCACAAGATTAGCGAGTATGATGTGAAAGGTAGTGGAGCAATACCACAGGCCTGCCATACAAATATATTATTCTCTAGGGATAAACTGGCTGAAGATGAGTACACAAAGAACTCAACAAGGATAAGGGTACCTAAGCTAAGAAGAACTGGACAGACTGGTGAAGCTGGATGGGCATACTTTAACCCAGAAAAAGCTAGGTTAGAGAAAGGAATCAATCCAGATATGGGAGGGTCGGATGCCTCAGACTTTTAGTTGTGACATAGAGACTGATGGTATTGAGGCTACTACAATTTGGTGCGTGTGTGTGCAGGATACATACTCTCAAGAGACAAAGGTATTCTATAAGGCTGAGGAGTTTAAGGAATGGCTGGAGGATAGGAGCATATGTCATACCCTAGTCTTTCACAATGGCATAGCTTTTGATGTGCCTGTGCTGGAAGAGCTTTGGGGCATAGATTTTAAGGATGTCTTTATACATGACACTCTTTTATTGAGCCAGCTGGACAATCCAAGAAGAGAGGGTGGTCATTCATTAGCTAACTGGGGTGAGTACCTAGACTATCCTAAAGGGGAGCATGAAGACTGGTCCAAGCTCAGCACAGAGATGGTAGATTATTGTATTACAGATACAGAAATAACTAGCAAAGTATATAAGATACTAATGCAGAAAGGATTAAGTAAGGATGCTATTGAACTAGAGTATTCTACTAAAAGGCAGTGCTCAGTACAAGAAAAAAATGGGTGGCTATTTGATGAGCATGGTGCTATGCATTTGCAACAAAGGGTTAATGATGACCTAAGAAAAGCAGAGCAGGAAGTACATAAGACTTTTGCACCTTTACCTGTATGGGTTAGTAAGAAACCAGTAGATAATAGATTTAAAGCAGATAATACAAGGACAAAATATTACCAAGATGAGGTGGACCTTGGTTGTTATACTAATGATGATGAAGACTATGGGTATTGGACTTATCCAGAATTAAATTTAGGTAGCAGGCAACAGGTAGGTAGGCACCTTATGCATTATGGTTGGAAGCCTAGTATATTTACAGAGACCGGTAAGCCTAAGGTGGATGAGTCTACCCTTAAGGATGTAGATATTCCAGAGGCACAGCTGATAGCTAGATACTTAATGCTACAGAAAAGACAGGGCCAGATTAAAGGATGGCTGGATGCTCTGGATGAAAGAACTGGTAGAATACACAGTCGAGTTCATACTATGGGCACTGTCACACACCGTATGTCTAGTAGTAATCCAAATTTACAGCAGGTTACAGCCAGTGGTAAAGAGTATGGCCCAGAAATGAGAGCATTATTTACTGTACCAGAGGATAAGGTACTCGTTGGTGCTGACTTATCTGGTCTGGAACTTAGATGTCTAGCACACTATATGAATGATAAGAATTACACAAAAGAAATATTAACTGGTGATATACATACAGCCAATCAAAAATCAGCTGGTCTGGATACAAGGGATAAGGCTAAGACATTTATATATGCATTCTTGTATGGTGCAGGTGATAAGAAGATAGGTAGTATTGCAGGTGGCGGTATAGAAGAGGGCAAGAGACTTAAAGAGAACTTCTTGAATAATACACCAGCCTTAAAGAAGCTAAGATACAGGGTTAATAAGGCATCTGATAAAGGATACTTGAATGCTTTGGATGGCAGGAAAATTAGGGTTAGGAGTGAGCATGCATCCCTTAACTTCCTGCTCCAGAGTGCTGGTGCTATCATAGCTAAGAGAGCTTGGGATATTTTCCATGGTCTTGCACAATATGAGGGGCTGAAGTACAAGCAGATTGGTGTCATACATGATGAGATTCAGATTGAATGTAATCCAAATGATGCAGACTATATTGGCATGCTTATTGTAGATGCTATGAAAGAGACAACAAATTATTATAAATTAAACTGTCCAATAACTGGGGAGTACAAGATAGGGAGGAGCTGGAATGAAACGCACTGACTGGGTAGTCGAGAGTTTGAAAAATAATGTATGTGCCCCAGATTTAACTGAGAAAATGGCATACAAACTTGCTGATAGATATACTAATATAATAGGGTATGATGATGTTGAAGTATATCGAGAAGAATCTTTGTATAGTATACTAGGAGGCGATGGTATTAGTCCTGTGTATATGTCAGAGGGTACTTGGGTAAATTCAGATGGGAGCCTTTCAGATGACTAGTAGTAATGAATTTAAAGTACAATGGAATGAGAATAGGAAGAAAGACAGCATCAATCCAGAGCATTACACTCAAGGAATAGAATGTATTGACTACATTACTTCAAAGAATATGAATTTTCTAGAGGGTAATGTGGTAAAATATGTAACTAGATATAAGATGAAGAATGGATTAGAAGATTTAAAGAAAGCACAATGGTATTTGAATCGGCTAATAGAAATTACAACAAGAGAGGAGTAAGAAAGTGGAAAAGACAATAGAAACATTAATACCAGATGTGTATAAGGCAATGAAGTCCAAGGATTATTCTGGTGACTTAGGCTCAATAGCTATGCAAGCAGGTCGTGAAGTAGAGGAGGCAATTAAGAATGCCTTTGAGCCTTACGAACAAAAGAGCGACTTAAGAATGTCTAGCATTGGTCGTTGTGAAAGGGCACAGTGGTATGCTGTGAAAGGGTACACACCGGAGGAAATTGAGGGGAGTGTGTACCTTACCTTTCTACAGGGTCATGTGCTTGAGGCTGTACTTGTAGCCTTAATTAAATTAGCAGGACATACTGTTGAGGACCAGCAAAAGAAACATACTGTTGAGGGTGTTAATGGCTCACAGGACTGCACTATTGATGGTGAGTTAGTAGACATTAAGACAGCAAGTGCATGGTCATGGGATAACAAGTTCACACCTACCGGTATAGCAGATGATGGCTTCGGTTACATCAAGCAGTTATCAGCCTATGGTAAGAATGACAATAGGAAGCATGGATATTTCCTAGCTTTAAATAAAAATAAATCAACTCTTAAATTATGTAAGCAAGAGCTAGAGCAGGATGTTGATACTTTTATTGTTGACTTAAAAGATAAGATGGAATCTGACACACCACCAATGAGAATAGCAAAAGCTACTACCCTAACTAAGCAAGGTGACGAGAAGTTATGTATGACTTGTTCATTCTGTAACTTTAAGAATGATTGTTATGGAAGTCTAATAGCCAAACCTATTCCATCTGGTAAGATAACTAATTATTTTGTTGACAATACAGGAGCAAGTTTTTGAAACAACTACCAGAACTAAAGGCTTACATAGCAAAGACATATGACACTTGTTTAATATGTGATGAGCTAGAGATAGAGCCAGAAGATTTACTAGATGCATTTGAAAATAAATTAATAGAAAAGAAAGATAGATTTCTAGAAGACTTTGAGGAGACATGATGGGTACAGAATATTTAATATTAAGTAGCATACTAATACTGGCAGGTGCTGTTGTAGTTTACTTTACAAATAAGCAGGCATATGAAAGAGGTATTACTACTGCTGTATTACTACATAGGAATGGTAGACTAAAGTACCATGATTATTATGATAAAGATGGTGAAAGAATGGTTGATATTGACATTTCACCAATGGATGATGAAGAATAAAAAACATCCTATTATAAACAAACTTAAGTACGCCCTAAGACATGACAGGCTTTGGCATACAAAAACAATTACTAACAAAAAGAAAGAACAAAAAAAGAGAGGAGACTATATTGAACACACTACCAAATGATTACCAAAATTTTATAGCACTTAGTAGATATGCTAGGTGGTTGCCAGAAAAGAATAGAAGAGAGACATGGAAAGAAACAGTAGCTAGGTACTTTGACTTTATGGAAGTACACTTGAAAGAGAATACTAACCAAGAGCTGATACCCAAGACAAGAAAAATACTAGAGGATGCAGTATGTAATCTAGAAGTTATGCCGAGCATGAGAGCTTTGATGACAGCAGGCAAGGCACTAGCAGATAATAATATAGCAGGATATAACTGTGCCTATCTAAGCGTTGACCATCCAAAAGCATTTGATGAAGCCTTATATGTATTAATGCATGGCACTGGTGTTGGCTTTAGTGTTGAGAGACAATTTGTTAACAAGCTACCAGAGGTACCAGAAGAAATGGTAGATGTTGATGATGTTATTGTTGTACAGGATAGTAAAGAGGGCTGGCAATCTGCATTTCGTAAGCTGATTGCCTATCTTTATGATGGTGAGATGCCTAAGTGGGACTTCTCAAAGATTAGACCCAAGGGTGCAAGGCTTGCTACCTTTGGAGGCCGGGCCAGTGGACCAGAGCCTTTACTAGATTTGTTTCACTTCTCTACTAATTTGTTTAAGGATGCAGTAGGTAGAAAATTAACTAGCTATGAGGCACACCGTATGATGTGTAAGATAGCAGAGGTAGTTGTAGTAGGTGGAGTTAGGCGTAGTGCATTGATTTCCCTAAGTAATTTAACTGATGAGCGTATGCGTAATGCTAAGAGTGGTCAATGGTGGTCCGATACACCAGAGATGGCCTTAAGTAATAATAGTGTATGCTATACAGAGAAGCCGGATATTGGAATATTTATGAAAGAATGGACTTCTTTATATGAATCTAAATCTGGTGAGCGTGGTATCTTTAATAGAGAATCAGCAATTAAGCAAGTAGCTTCTATTGGTAGAAGAGATAGCGACCATGACTTTGGTTGTAATCCATGCAGTGAAATCATCCTCAGAGATGGCCAATTTTGCAACTTAACAGAGGTAGTGGTACGGGCAGAAGACACACAGAGAGATATACTCCGTAAGGCAAGATTAGCCACCACCCTAGGCACATTTCAAGCAAGTCTTACAAACATAAAAAGACTTAGGCCGAAATGGGTTAAAAATACAGAAGAAGAATCCCTATTAGGAGTCTCATTAACTGGTATAATGGATAATAGTTTTATGAATGGCTCTGTGGACAAGGAAGCCTTACCTAAATTCCTTGAGAAAGTTAGAAAGGAAGTAGTTGAAATTAATGCTCATTGGTCAGAACTACTAGGCATTAACCAAGCTACTGCTACTACTGCTATTAAACCTAGTGGTACAGTCAGTCAGTTAGTGGACAGTGCTAGTGGCATACATACTAGACATAATGACTACTACTTTAGAAGAGTTAGAGCAGATGCTAAGGACCCTATTGCACAGTTAATGGAGGACCAAGGCATCCCTTGTGAACCAGATGTAATGAAACCTAATAGTGTTAAAGTGTTTACATTCCCTATGAAAGCTCCAGATGGTGCTGTATTAAGGAATGATAGGACTGCTATTGAACAGTTGGAACTGTGGCTTACATATCAAAGACATTACTGCGAACATAAACCAAGTGTTACTGTAAGCGTTAGAGAACATGAATGGATGCAGGTAGGTGCGTGGGTATATGAGCACTTTGATGAGGTGAGTGGCGTTAGTTTCTTACCACACTCGGACCATTCATATCAACAAGCACCATATGAAGATTGTAGTAAGAAAGAATATAATGAACTGGCTAAGAAAATGCCTAAGTCTGTTGACTGGGAATTGATTAGTCAGTATGAGCTAACAGATATGACAGTAGGTACGAAGACATTGGCATGTACTGGTAGTGTATGTGAGTTAGTTGACTTAGTTGAAGAGGAAAGGGAAATAGAATGAATACAATATTATTAATAATAGTTTTGCAAGTTATTGTTATTAGCTTAACAGGCTGTAGTATGATTGAAGAGAAGATGCAACACTTACAATGTCACGCACCTGTTGACTCATCCTTATGTGTGGGGTGGAAAGTATGAGAGTAAGTTTAATGCGAAAGCTATGGAAAGAAAAGGTAGAGGTGCCTGCTCTAGAGAAAAAGATAGACAAAATCCTCAAGGCGATAGATGTTAAACTAAAAGAAAGGAGTAAAGATGTTAGAGAAAATTAAGAATGGTGCCGATGGTGCTATAGATGTAGGTATTAAGTTGATTAGCTTATCAATTGTATTACAGATTATCTTTGGTTCAAAGGTAGCATTCCTTACAGGAAATGTAATTGGTTCTATACTTGATATAGTTTGGACTCTTGGTAATGCAGGCCTAGCAGGCATAATCGCAGCCGGTATTATTTGGAAACTACTCGATAAAGACATCACGAGTGGAGGCAAGTAAGCCAATCAAAAAACCTAGTGGTCTTGTTCAACTAGACAAGACTGCTAGACTATACAAAGAATTACAAAAGAAAAAGAAAGAGCCTAATCCAAGACTTTGGAAATCCGACTGGAGGAAATAATGAAGCATAAAGGTATATTACCACTGCCTGTATTTAGTAAAGGTAGAGGTGAGAAGAAGAGGGAGCTCATGGTTAGTCTAAACAATTTCTTTCCAATGCATTACATACAAAAGAATAATGTAAAGCAAGCATACCATGCAACAGTGAAAGAATGGGTAAAGACATTGCCCAAGTACAAGACAATACAACCAACCTACAAACTATTTTTTAATAACAAACGAAAGAAAGATTTAGATAACTATACATTCCCTATGCATAAGTTTCTTATGGATGCTTTAGTAGAGAATAATATAATTGAAGATGACCACTATGAATATGTTACCAAGATTACTACAGAGTTTGGTGGCCTAGATACGGACAACTATGTTGTCGTAGAAATAAAAGGAGTAGAGCATGGGACTGAACAAGAGTAAGGATATAAAAGAGATGCGTAAGTTTGATGTTGACCTAGAGTTTGGTCAGCAGTGGGAAGAACATATAGATGAAATGTTTTCTGGGGCTAAGACTTGCGAGATAAAAACAGAGAGGGATAAGTGGGCGAGTACAGGTAACATCTGTATCGAGATTGAAAGCTATGGTAAGCCATCTGGGTTGACCAGTACAGAGGCAGAGCTCTGGGTACATAACTTGGTAAAGGATGGTGAGTTGTGCTGTAGTCTAGTCTTTAATACTGACAAGCTAAGAGAAGTAATGAAAAAGATGGAGCCATATACTGTCATGGGTGGGGACCATAGGGCCTCTAAACTATATTTAGTTAATATAGCTAAGTTGTTATCTGCGGTTTCTTCCTAATTGCTGTCGCTTCTTAGTTTGTCTTCTTCGCTCTAAAATTCTTTCCCAGTCTGCTTGGTACTGACCATCAGCGTCATAACCTCGCTGTAAGTAAGAATCACTTATTGCACCCTCATCAACTAAGACAGCTGTACCATCTTTCCTCATGCCCCAATTTCTAGCGGCTATGAAATCAGCCCATACTAAGTCATAATCCATAAACTGTTCTAATCCCATTTCTGTCATTGTTTCTTGAAATTTTGAAGTTCTATTCTTGAAATCATCATATGTAATTTTATCAAATCGCCACTGTTTTTTACCATCCTTAACATAATTAATGCGTTTATTTTTAAACAGAGGTGCTAAGAACTTAAATACAGCTATGTCGTTTCGTGGAACATACTCCATTATTACATAATCTTTTCCAATTTCAAATACTGTCGGCCAGTGTTCATTGTTTCTAAGGTAATACTCATTTGCCAAAGCATTTTGTGCCAGTCCTCTTTTTGTCCTTGCAACCTTAACAACTTTATCTGGACTTATTCTGTATACAGCTCTATCGCCCCCGCCCCTCATTTTTGGAAACTTACTTAAATCTGGTATCCTCTCTTGAAGTATAACATCGTGGTTATTGGTGTCAATATAATCAGCCCTATCATTAAACTTAGTGAAAGCCATACTCTCATTTAGGAGTGCACTGTGAGGAGTTTCTTCTATTAATGGTGGAGCTTTGATGAAACGCTGTCCCTCTCCAACTCCATCCTTAGTGCTGGCCATTAATAGAGGGCCTACTTGCACTACTTCTGGAGACCTTAAAATCTTTTCCCCTGTCTTTTTAATATAGAAGTAACCATATCTGTGAGGATTCATTCCTACTTCTACCCAGTCATTACTAGCTAAGGCTTCTTCAGCCATTCTTTTAGCTTCTACCGCGTCTACATCTATCCAAACACCCTGCATAGTAGCAAAGGGAGACTTAGGCTTTATTCCTGCGGCAATATTATTAGACGCTTTAGAGAACTCTCCAAACTTAACACCTTGTAATACAGCAGATTTAGCATACCCTCTTACGGAATTATCCATATTATGTACTGTAACTATCCAAGTGTTTGTATCCGTGTAAGCTGGTATATCTAATCTAGCCCTTACTTGAGTTCCCTCATCAATTCTTATAAATCCTGGTCCGCCATCCTTTCTTATTAATCCTTTAGTAGCTTTATCTTTTAAAGCCATAATCATTTTTTGGAATGTAGGTATCTCTTGTACCTCGCCTAGCGTTTCAATAGGCTTCTTCAGAATAATTTCTCGTGCCCATTCAACATCCTCATCTAAATTAATTCCATTTTCTACCTTATTTTTAGCCATGGACTTTAATTCTTTTGGCTGTATAAATTCATTCTTAGGACTCTGTTTCCTACCGGCATTTATTATTCCCGGAGTTAATGTCCAACCAGCTAATAGATTAGAATATTTAGAGGCTGTTGATTTAGCTAGTGCATCAGTTCGTGGCTTCACCTGTTCTACTGGCATTGCTTCCCAAATAGCCGCCACTAATCCATACCCTCTACCAAGAGGTCTAAAGAATCCTGCATATCCGGCATCTTGAATTAGCTGTGATAGGAGGTCATTCCTAGATTTCATATCCATAGGAGGAATATTCCTCTCTTGAGCAATTCTCTTTACTTCGGCTCCAAAAAATTCTGGGTCTGCTTCTATGTCATATATTCTATTGGCAGGTATTTTAGCAATGTACTCATTTTGACCTAGTCCATTCTCTTTCTTATAGCCAAGAGGATGTCCAACATTTAAACCAAAAGAACTAAAGGGTATTGCTGGTTGTCCTTGCCTAAAATTTTCACGCCTTAAACCAATCGTTTTACCGTCTCTCATCTTATCCATATAGGATGGGTCAAGCTGTACTAATCCATTTTCACCACTCCAATGGTGCATTACTATATTACCATCCTCATCTGGGATAGGCTTTCTTCCGTCTCTTGCTGTAATAAATTCGGCTGAAAGTACCTTGTCGTAATGGTCTAATCCCCTCTCAATATCATCTTGAGAAAAGATTGTTCTAGCGTGTTTTGCTTCTAAGTTTGAAAACCCATTGCTTGGCCCCATCCCACATTTTCTAGGCATCCTTAATCCTCCTTAAATGCTTCAGCACCAAGAGCACCAACAGTAGCTCTTAATATAATATCAAAGAATTGTTCTGGTGTTTCAGCTAATGTTTCAGCCAATCCATTTCCATATAATGATTTTAAGAAGTCATCAACTATACTAACAGCAGGTCCACCAACATATCCAGATAAAGATGTCTCACCTATTAGCGGTACACCTATTGCAGATACTAAATCAATAGGGCCATGGTCTCTCTCACTACCACGAATCTCATCTTTAATAGCCATAGCCATAGCACCTAGAGCTAAAGC